ATTGATATTTATATATCAAATGTGAAAAAGTTAATATTAATAAACAAATAAAAAAGTAAAAGTTATGACACAATACCGTTACAAAGTAAAAATTACAGATGATATCGATGATGCTCGTGAAATCATTAAAAATGTAGGTCGTGCAATTAAAGAAGGTAAAACTGATGTTGCATCTGCATTGCATAATTTATCTGCAGCTTTAGACAAATTAGATTCAGCAAGATATTATATTGACAGAGACTAATGGCAAAACAGGTTACTAGAAAAGTTGGATTCAAACAATTAAATTGTAAATATTGCAATCGAGTATGTGAACGAGTTGACTTAAATGCAACTGCTATTACATGTTATAAATGTACACATCGTCAAGTATGTGGTGAAATATTAGAATTATATGGATCTGATACAAATAAAAAATCTAAAAAATAAGTTATGTTAGAAGCAGAAAAAATCAAATCCAATTGGGAAGATTATAGAGCAATTGTTAATACGTTATTTCCTACTCGTAAAGCCGCATTAAATAAAATGTATGATGAGTTCGAAGAAAGAATGGTATTTATGCCAGCATCTGGAGTAGAACATTATCATAATGCATTTGCCGGTGGTTATGTAGATCATATACTTCGAGTTATTCAATGTGCTGAATCATTACACTTTACTTGGTCATCAATGGGATCTGATATGTCAGGTTACACCATGGAAGAATTAGTGTTTGCAGCAATGCATCATGATTTAGGTAAGATAGGATTTCCAGGCGAAGGCAATGAAGTATATCAAATTGAAACTTCAGATTGGCATCGTAAGAATCAAGGTAAAATGTATCGCCACAATGAAAATATTCCGTTTGCAATGGTACCGGATTTATCTATTTGGTTGCTACAAGAATATGGAGTTAAAATGTCTTGGACTGAATACCAGGCTATTAAGATTCATGATGGAATGTATGATGAAGCAAATAAACCATATTTCGTTGCAAGATCAGCTCAAGCTAAATTAAAAACAAATTTACCTTTATTGTTGCACCATGCAGATCATATGGCATCTCAGATTGAGTATGAACGTTGGAGAAATTATAAAGTAGGTACACCAGTAACAGTATCACCGAAATCAACAACAACTAAAAGTACCGCATTGAAAAATTTAGCAGAAAATAATCCAACATTAGATACATCGATATCGGATATTTTTAGTTCATTTAATACACCTTCATAATTATGGTAGTACTTATATCAACCCTTATATTTGCTGTTGTAGCAGCAATCTATTTCGGTCGCAGAGCTTATATACTTGCCGGACTATTAGCAGACAGTGAAAATGCTAGAACAGAAGATCAAGTATACTATGAATCGATTGAAAGTATCAATACTTATATGTTTGATCAAATTGAAACGGCTTATAATAAAATGGTAGAAATTGATCATCTGGGTGCATTTGCTAATGATGATGAAGCTGGTACTACATTTCAATTATTAAATGAAGTAATAACAAATTTATACACAGAATTCAATGGCGAAGCGAGCGAAGAAATCCAATAATTATTTCAATGCTATTACCGAATTAGCAATTATTGGTTACAATAAAACTACTAGTGATGTTACTAGAGAAAAGATATATCGTCGATTCATATATCCAGCATTGATGAAAATGTCTGAAAATATTATTAATAAAATAAAACCAGATTATATAGATTCATCATTTGCTGATTTACAAACAGATTTAGTTACACATTTAACTAGTAAATTAGATAAGTTTAATCCAGAAAATGGTAAAGCATATTCTTATTATACGAGAACATCTTTTAACTATTTAATAGGTGAAAATCAAAAAGCGTATTCTAAATTAAAAAATGGTGCAATTGAATTGGATATAGATGAACAACGAAATGTACTAATTGAAGAACATAACAGTGAAATGACAGAAACGTTGAAATATTTTATGGATGCGTATGTTGAATATTGTTATGCTAATTTAAATTATATATTTACCAATCAAGCAGATATTCATGTTGCAGATTCTATATTGCATTTATTTGAATCTCGAGAAGTTGTCGAAGTATTCAATAAAAAAGCTTTGTACATCTTTATAAGAGAACGTACAGGATTAGTAACAACTAATATTACTCGTGTTGTTAAAGTATTAAAACAAATATACACCGACAAATTTAAGGAATACGAATATAATAACTTCATAAATTTACCTTTCTGATATTTATATGAAAGTATATATATTATGGAAACGAATGAAGAACTCTTTAAAGGAGTTAAGTTTTCTGATTTGATGCATGATGTATATCATAATTCAAAAAAGAAAGATAGACAAATAAATCAATTAATTGCACAATTACAACCATTGATTCGCAATGCATCTGATGCCACTGTGATTGTGCCGTTAATTAAAGAATATTTAGAAGTTAGTGTAAAGAATGATGATCATTTAGTTAAACTAACTGCTATAGCACAACGATTCATTTCTATAAAACAGACTATTAATGGTACTGATAGTTTATTAAGTGATGATGAAAAAGATGAATTATTGAAATTAGCAGAATCCGCTCTTAATACTGATATAGAAAATCAATTAAACAATATAGATTCTGAAGCTATTAAAATAATACAAACTAAGATTTCAAACATAAAGGAATCTGATGGTCAATAATAATGAATCATTAAATACAAATTCGGTTGAATTTAGTGTAGCAGAAGTATTAGATGTTAAACAATTTGATACATATAAACATACTGATGCAAATAATTATTCATTATTTTCTATACAAGCTAGAATAGACGGTCCAATTAATAAACCAATTGTATCAGTTAAACCACTTAACAACAATATTAAAAAAATACCTATTATAGGTGAAATAATTTTAATATTCAAATTGCGTAGTGTATTAACTAGTAATCCAGTATACAATCAAGAACAATGGTATTATTTATCTACTATAGATTTAAATTCAGCAATCAATCACAATGCTTTAATTGATTATACAAACAGTGATAATGCTAAAACAAAAAATCCAGGTAAACAATTTAAACAAACGACAGTTGCTCCGTTACAACCAGTAGAGGGTGATGTTTTAATTGAAGGTCGTTGGTCTAATGGTATTAGATTAGGTAGTACAGTTGGTGCATCTGATTTATATACATTACCACCTAATACCGAATGGTCTGGCACTGTTGGTGATCCTATTACTATAATATCAAATGGTCATAAGACTACTGCAGATTCTAAATTTGTAATAGAATCACCAGAAACAACAGCATCATCTATATACTTAACATCTACACAGAAAATTAACAAATTAAAATTACATAATCCAGTACGTATAAGTGATTCTGTAATAACTTATAATAAATCACAATTAATAGCTTCTGCAGATCGTATTATATTATCATCTAAACAAGATACTATTATTTTAGATTCTAAAATAGGTATCGAAATTAATTCTCCAAAAATTAAAATGGGTGTTAGTGATGATAAAGAACCTACATTGCATAGTGAAGCAATGCTTAAATTGTTGCAAATAATCGTTAATACAATTAAAATTGGATTTAAAGATTCTGCCGGAACAATATGTACTCCAATCAATAAACAATTATCATCTAAAACCGTAACCGAATTATTTAAAAAAATACAAAATTGGGATATTATGGTTGATAAATATAAATAAAGGTAAATAATGGCAATAGGATCTACGATACCATTAGTTGTTGTACAAAAAATAGTACCACGTATTTTAAATAAAATGGGAGATTTACAGAAGTTAAGTACTGCACTACAAACAAAATGTAATAATTTACCATTAAATATAAAATGCAATGATCCTAGAATTACTGATATTAAGAAATTATTAGATCGTATTCAAAAATTAATTAAATCATTAAAGCTTTTAAAAGATTCACTTAATAAAATTATAAAAACATTGAACAATGTAGCAAAAGCTGCCACAGTTGTTAAACTTATACAATTACAAATTCCTCCGGGAGGCCCTCCAGGTATAGTTGCTGAAGTTTTAATTATAGTAAATGCATTATTGCAAAATGTTAAATCTGCTTTAGATTGTTTTATAGAACTTATTGATATAATAAATTTACATGTTTCAAACAGTAATGATTCTATGGCACAAACTTTAATGGTATTAGGTAGTGTATGTAATTCAGAATCATTCACGGTAACATCTGATGTTAAAATATTGTTAGATGACCGAGCGGCAAGTACGGCTACAAGTGCAACATCTACTACAAACAATGGGGATAGTTTAATTACTGAAAGTAATAGTACATTTTATTATACACCTGTTGCAGCAGATGATGATATTGCAGATTATATTGAATTGTTAAATACAATAGCACAAGATATCGAAGATCCAACAAAAGCTGTTAATTATTTAGATGAAGCACCAACATTGGTTTATTCAGGTAACGGTATGCCTATAGCAACTACAGGTAAAAATGGAGATTATTATATAGACTTAGCAAATTCAACCGTATACGGTCCTAAGCCTACTGATATTAGTTGGCAATAATATAGTTTTATAAATATTTGAATTAATTAACATATCAAATATTTATATATAAAAATAACTATATTATGGATACATCTAAATTTTTAAATTCGATTCGAAAAATAATTAGAGAAGAAGTTCGCTCTGTTATAAAACAAGAATTAACTGAAATACTTACAGAAGGATTACAATCTACAATTAAAGAATCGATTGTTACTAGTAATACAAAAAAACCAGTTAATGTTAAACAAACATCCAGACAAGAAACACCGGTTAGTGTATCAAAAAGTAAAGTGCAATTTACTAACAATAAATGGGCTGATGTTTTAAATCAAACAGATATAATTCGAGAACCTGCAGGTTCAATTAATTCTTATGCTGAATTAATGAATGAAAACATGAATGAACTTAATTTTACATCACGTGATGCTCAAAATTTTGGTATGATTCGAAACACAACAACATCAGCACCAACGGTAATGGAAGATCCAGAAACTGGTAAAGTATATGATGTAGCACCTGAAGTTCAACAAGCAATGACTCGTGATTATTCTGCGTTGATGAAGGCAATTGCTGCTAAGAAAGGAAATTAATGGGATATGAAATAATACCAGCTGTTACTCCAGTATCAAGCAACGTATTAAGTATTGATGCATCATTTCAAAATAATGGTGTATTTAAACCTTTGTATACAACTACGAAACAAGCATCTGCACATTTTAAAACATTATTACAAACTCAAAAAGGAGAACGTTTTTATCATCCAACATATGGAACTGATTTAATTGCAATTTTATTTGAACCAAATGTAACTGAATTAAAACAAGAAATTGCTGAGATAATTAATAATGCTGCTAATACTTGGTTATCATATATTAGAATCGTAGATATAAATATAACAACTAATGAGGATGATCCTACTTTAGATCATCAAGTTATAGTATCAATTACAATTACTGCAGATGCGGTATACACTGAAACAATTGTTATTTTCGTAGGTGAAAATGGTAATATTTCAATAACATGAAAATTAAATAAATGGAAACAAAAAAAGATATATCATATTTAGGCAAAGATTTCGGTCAATTCAGACGAAATTTAATTGATTTTACAAAACAATATTTTCCTAATTCATATACTGATTTTAATGAATCATCACCTGGTACAATTTTTATTGAAATGGCATCATATGTAGGTGATGTGCTTAGTTTTTATGCTGATACAAATTTAAAAGAATCATTTTTACATCAAGCAACTGAACGTACTAATGTATATGATTTAGCTAGAATGCTTGGTTATAAACCAAAAAATACTGTTCCAGCTTCTGTTGTATTAGATGTATTTCAATTATTACCAGCAATCGGTACCGGTTCTGCAGTTTCTCCGGATTTTAATTATGCATTATCAATCAAACCAGGTATGCAGGTTAAACAAAATGGTGGACCAGCAATATTCCGTACATTGGATAGTGTTGATTTTAAATTTTCATCATCATATAATCCAACAGATGTAACTGTGTATGAGACAGATGATACAACAAAATTACCAACATATTATTTAATTAAAAAACGAGTAAAAGCAATTTCCGGCGATGTTCGAACAGCTACGTTTACATTTACTACTCCAGTACCATATGATAAAATAGTATTACCAGATTTAAATGTTACTGAAATAATTTCTGTTGAAGAATCAGATGGCGATAATTGGTATGAAGTACCATATTTAGCACAAGATACTATTTTCGAAGCAATTCCAAATTTAATGGAAAATGATCCAGATCTATTTCAATATAGATCATCTGTTGCTAATTTGTTAAAATTAAAAAAGACATCAAAACGTTTTGTTACTAGATTGCGTAGTGATAATCGTTTAGAAATGCAATTCGGTGCTGGTATATCTGATAATAACGATGAAGAAATATTACCAAATCCGTCAAATGTTGGTAATGGTTTAGCTGTGTTTAGACAAAGTATTGATATTGATATAGATCCTTCTAATTTTTTATATACTAGAACTTACGGTCAAGCTCCAGCAAATACTACATTAACCGTAACATACACAGTTGGTAATGGTATTACTGATAATGTTGATGCAAATGTACTAACACAAATTAATTTTATTGAATATGATGAAAATGTTAATTCTACTAGTAGTACATCATTAACAAATTTTGTTAAAACTACAGTATCGGTTAATAATAATGGTCCGGCTACTGGTGCTAAAACATTAGATTCATTAGTTGATATTAAAAACAATGCAATGGCTAATTTTGCTACACAGAATCGTTTAGTAACGGATATGGATTACATTATCCGTACATATTCAATGCCATCTAAATTTGGTAGTGTTGCAAAAGCATATATAATACCAGATGATCAAATATCACAACAAGCAATATCTACTGCTACAGTGGCAAATCCGTTAGCATTGAACTTATATGTTTTAGGATATAATGATTCAAAACAATTAACACAGTTGAATCCAGCTATCAAACAAAACTTAAAAACCTATATAGATTATTATCGTATGTTAACAGATGCGGTAAATATTAAAGATGCATTTATAATTAATATAGGAATTGATTTTCAAATAAGTGTATTACCTAATTATAATAGTAATGATGTGCTATTAAGGTGCATATCCGAACTTAAAACACTATTTGATATTGATAAATGGCAAATTAACCAACCTATAATGAAGTCTGATGCAATGAGCGTATTGAGCAATGTAAAAGGGGTTCAATCAGTATTCTTTGTTAAATTTAAAAACTTATATGATTCAACTCAAGGATATTCTGGTAATATATATGATTTAGCAACAGCTGAAAGAAAAGGTATTATTTATCCTAGTTTAGATCCTAGTATTTTTGAAATTAAATTTCCAAATACGGATATCAAAGGACAAGTTATAAGTTATTAATTTTTGATATTTATAGTTAAAAAGAAAGATTATTTAAAATGGGTGTATTATCTAATAATTATGCACAAATAATTCCAGGAGCATTAATTTCTGCGAGTTATGTTTCTGATATATATGATGTATTATTAGGTACAGAA